ATATCTCAGGCGCAGGCAGTTGAGGATATTAACGCAGTCAATAACTTTTTGTCTATGTTGAACCAGCAATTTGGTCCCCAACTGGCACAGATGATGATTGAACAAGAGGAAACCGCAAGCTATTTGCGTGAACGCTTTGGTGTTCCAGTCAAGTTGATCCGAAATAAACAGCAGCGTGCCCAAGTAGCGGAAGCAATTGCTCAAATGAGTGGAGAGAACAGTGGCATACCCACAGAAGGACCGCCCACAGTCTAAGGTTGGGCCTGATGGCCTGATATTAAGCGCGGCACGGTCTGATGAACTTGATTTACTGGCAGCAACTACCTTCGGTAGCGGTGCTGGCCGTGAGTTTCTTAAATATTTACGCTCGATCACCATTGAAATGGTGGGTGGGCCAGAGATTACGGATGCGCAACTGCGCCACCGTGAGGGCGCTCGCTATCTTGTGGGCATAATCGAGGCGCGTATGCGCGCTGGTACGGAGAGAGGAAAGAAAGATGTCTGATAGTTTAATTGATGGTGGAGAACCACAAGTAGAAGGCGGCGCAACGCCAGAAGTAACACCTAGTGCGACGGTAACGCGCCCTGATTTTATTCCAGAGAAGTTTTGGAACGCAGAGACTAACGAGGTTCGGGTCGAAGGTCTGGCAAAGTCGTATGCTGAAATGGAAAAGGCACGCGGCAACGTTGAAGGATTGCGTGAGCAATGGGAAAGCGAACGCCTTGCGTCACGCCCTGAGACACCCGATGCCTATGCTTTGCCTACCAATGAAGCACTAGACATGGACGCCTTGGCTGCGTCACCTATTGTTTCCTTGTGGCGTAAGGCTGCGCATGAAGCGGCGCTACCACAAGAAGCATTTGAGCGCGTCATTAACGAATATGCTCAAGCCGAAGTGGACTCGATGGCTGCGCGGCAAGCTGTTGAACTGCAAAAGCTTGGCGAGAATGCAAATGATCGTACAACTGCTGTGCGTTTGTGGGCAGAAAAGACGTTCAAAGATGGCGAGTTGTTCGCAGTGCAGCGCATCGCAACTGATGCAGAAGGTATACAAGCATTGGAGCGTATTATGGGTGCATTGTCCGAAGGCGGAGTTGATCTTGGTGCAGGCGAAGGCGCAGTCCAAGACGAAAGCTATCAGGATATTCAGAAGCTAATGCAAAGCAAAGAATATTATGACAGCAGCCGACGCGATCCAAAGGTAGTTGCGCGGGTAGAGAACTGGTTTAAGAATAACGCTGGCAAAAAATGATAGCGATCAGAGCATTGCAAGCTGGCGAGGAGCCAGAACTGATTGCACTTGCGCGCGATATGCACGCGGAAAGCCCTGTCTATCGACCTTATCCGTTTGACGCGGATAGGTTGATGGCATGGGTGGGCCTTTGTCTTACTGATCCAGACTGGCTGTGCCTGATGGCATGGGACGAAGAAGGTCAGGCAATAGGGTTTATTGCTGTCGGCACTGTGCCTATGATATTTTCTAATGCGCGTAGTGTCGATGACCTTGGCATATATGTTATTCCTGCGCGGCGCGGAACTACAACTGCGCTTCGCCTGGTGCGTCAGATGGAAGGTTGGGCTAGTAGCAAAGGCCAAGTCATTCGTCTTGGTGTTACGACTGGCACCAACAAAGATCAGACTGTAAAGTTTCTAGAGCGGCTTGGTTATAAGCCAACAGGTATTCTTTTAACAAAACAAACTTAGTCCATTGTTTGAAACACAAGGTTGCGCGATTTAGCGCATAGGCCCGTAAATGACGGGCGGCCCCGAAAGGGAGAACCGCACTCGCTCAGGCACGGATAACCGACTTGTTATCCAAACCTTATCGGGGAATCATCATGGCAATTGATATTAATGATGCTTTCGTAAAGCAATTCGAAAGCGAAGTACATGTAGCCTATCAGCGCATGGGTTCAAAAATTCGTAACACCATCCGTACTAAAGCGGGTGTAAAGGGTTCGTCCACTACCTTCCAGAAGGTAGGCAAGGGTGAAGCTGGTCAGAAGTCGCGTCACGGTAACGTACCTGTCATGACCATCGATCACGCACCTGTCGAGTGCACGCTGCAAGATTGGTATGCAGCTGACTACATCGACAAGCTTGACGAACTGAAGATCAACCACGACGAGCGTATGGTCGTTGCTAACTCGAGCGCATATGCTCTTGGCCGCAAGACCGACACAATGTTGACCGACGCGATGAACACCACAGCATTGCAGACCGCAACCGCTGGTACGATCACAACCACAAAGATCAACGAGATCTTCGAGACCTTCGGTGAAACCGATGTTCCTGACGACGGTGATCGTTACTTCGCAGTTTCGCCACAAGCATGGGTGAACTTGCTGGGTATCAGTGCATTCTCGGACGCTGACTTCATCGGTAGCGATGACTTGCCGTACAAGGGTGGAATGGTTGCTCGCCGCTGGTTGGGCTTCATGTTCTACACGCACTCTGGCTTGCCAATTTCTTCAACTGTTCGTTCGAACTTTGCTTACCACAAATCGGCTGTTGGTCACGCCATCGGTCAGGATGTTGCAACTGAGTTGAACTATGTTCCAGAGAAGGTCGCTCACCTTGCTACATCGATGATGAGTATGGGTTCTGTCTTGATTGATGGCTCGGGCGTCTACAACTGCCGCATCACCGAAACGTAAGGGGAATTAAAAATGGCACTTTCAGCTTCAACTCTATTCAAAATCGGCGGCGCGCAGCCTGGTCTATTTATTTATACCACTGCTGATCTCGTTGCGACTGCGATTGCATCGGGTTACTTCAACGATGTTACTAATACCCTCAAGCAGAATGACGTTATTTTGCTAGTGTCTGGTGTCGGCGGTACATTGCTTGTCGATGTTCTGGTTGTTACCAGTGCTACTGGGGCAGCTACTGTTACGACCACTAACGGTACGTAACATGAAGGGGGCATGGGTCGCATTAGTGTCCCTTGCTAAAGGAGGGCCGTTCGCAATCTCTCCTGCGAACGGTCCTTTTTGTTTAAAAGGATCATAGGATGCACGTATCAAGTTTGCAGATTTGCCAGCAGGCACTTGTGGTAATTGGTGCGCAGCCCCTTACATCCTTCGATGATGGCACGACTGAATCTATTGCGTGCTTAAATCTATATGAGAATACTGCGCGTGACGAGTTGTCTCAATATCGCTGGCGCTTTGCATCTAATCAGGTGCAGTTGTCGCGCTTGGTCGATGTCCCATCCGCTAAGTGGGAAGCGGCTTATCAGTTGCCACCAGAATGCTTGGCTATCTCTACTGTGTATGTGAATGACATACCTATCGACTTTGATCGCTACGAAGATAACGTGTTCTGCAATGCCGAAGAAGCAGACGTTGTTATTCTTGAAGGCACGTTTTATGTCGACGAACAGTTTTGGCCTCCTTACTTTGTACAGATGATGGTTTATCGGATAGCGTCACAACTAGCGCACTCGATTGCCGCTCAAATTGAGACTTCTGACTTCTTAGACCAGAAGGCTATACGTCACTCACGCTTGGCACGGAACCGTGATGCGCAAGGGCGCACTGCGCCGAAGATCGACACCAGCCGATTGATTAATACTCGCTTCCGCAATTCGTCGGTGCGTTAATGCCGAGGCTTCGCCAACTCCAAACTAACTTTGCGTCGGGTGAACTCGACCCTTTGATGCACTTCCGTGTAGATACGGGTGCGTTTAAGAACGGTGCACGTCGGCTGCGCAATGCAATCTTGTACAACTCTGGTGGTGCAGGACGTAGACCTGGCACGCGTTATGCATCCACGCTTGTCGGCAACACGCGGCTTGTTCCGTTTGAGTTTGCCAGTGACGAGCGTTACTTGTTGGGCTTTTCTAACGGACGCCTCGATGTCTTCGATACCAATGGCATCTTGCTTTCCAGCGTAACGACTGGATGCAACTGGACTACCGCTACGCTGTTTAAGTTTACGTTCGATCAAAGCGCCGACACGATGATTGTTGCGTGCGAGGATTGGGCGCCACAGGTAATCCTGCGCACAGGGCCGACTACTTTTACGGTTACTAACTTTCAGTTTGCTACAAGCGTTAATGCCAATAAGGTTTACCAACCTTACTACAAGTTTGCGAATGACAACGTAACTATATCGTGCAGTGCGACAACTGGATCGGTAACTGTTACGGCATCGGCCGCAGCGTTTGTTGCTGGTCACGTTGGCACATACATCCGGTGGCAAGACGTTGATATTTTAATCACGGCTTACACTAGCGCAACAGTTGTAACTGGAACTATTCTCGGAACCCTTGTTGCCGCTTACGACAACAATCCATTTCGCACTAAGCATGATTCAGCAGTGGTAGAAGTTACGCATGTGCTGCATGGCTTTACAACAGGTGCAACTGTTACGATTTCTGGTTCCAATAAAACTGGCGGGATTACAGAAGCCCATTTAAATGGTGCGCGTACTATAACGGTTATTAATGATAATGTTTATACATTTGTGGCTGGTAACAATGCAACGGAAGGCGTTGATGGCGGTGGGCCTAACGTACAATATAGTGGGCCTAATGTCGCAACGCGCAATTGGAGTGAGCAATCATTCAGCAGCGTTAATGGTTATCCAGGCGCAGTATGCTTTCACGAAGGCCGCTTGTGGTTTGGCGGGACTGGCGGAATACCTGATGGTCTTTGGTCTTCGGTGCTATTTCAGTTCTTTAACTTTGACGCCGATGATGGCAGCGCAATTGACAGCATACAGGTTACGATAGGCGCTGGCGACATATCGAACGTGCGGCATCTGGTGTCGAACAACGATCTACAGATATTTACGGCTACCGCAGAGTTTGCAATCTTGGCTCCGCGTGGGCAGGGCTTGTCACCTACCAATGTTACGATACGCAAGCAGACGCCTTATGGCTGCGCGCTGGTGCGTCCCTTGCCGTTTGATGGCGCCACCTTGTTTGTGCAAGCCAGTCTTACAGCTATCCGCGAGTATCTTTTTGCCGAGACTACGCAACGGTATGCGTCGACAAACTTGAACGTGTTGGCTGGTCACTTGCTTTCTAATCCTTACGACATGGCAGTATTGTATTCGGGAGCCGAGCGTAACGAGCAGTATGCGTTTCTTCAGAACGACGATGGCTCTGTAGCTACATTCTATTCAGCACGTAGTGAGCAGCTTGCCGGATGGACGACATGGGATCAGGGTGGCGCTGGGTCGCCGCAGTTTAAAGACGTAGCTGTCCTGGGCGAAGATGTGTTCTTCGTCTCGCTACGTGGTGGCGTTTACTATCTCGAGAAGATGGGTGCGCGTTCGGATTCGATTGATAGTGCAACAACCTACACATCGGGGACGGCTCAGAACAACTGGGTTCTTCCAACGCGCTATCGCAGCAAGACTGTCTCTGTCCTTTGCGATAATTATTATTTGGGTGACTTTCCTGTAGATGCATCGGGCAACATCGATGTGGTAGAGGACGTACTGAATATTACTGTAGGCTATAACTACACCTTTACGATCAAGACTCTGCCAGTCGATATTGATTTGCAGACTGGATCGACGATTGGTTTAGCCAAACGTATTGCGCGTGTGTTTGTTGGGCTAGATAGTGCAGCATCATTGTCAATTTCTGGCAACCGCTTGCTACTAAGGCAGGCTGCGGATGACGTAGAGACTGCGCCGGATGCGGTAACGGGTGTCTATGAGTTTCGCTTGTTAGGCTTTCAGAAAGACGCGTTTGTTGAGTTGACGCAAGATGAGCCTTTGCCTGCGGTAGTTTTAGGAATGAGTATGGAGATTCAATTCTAATGTGTGTCTCGGCAGCAATCATTGCAGGCGTATCAT